ATTCATGACCACATTGGGCTAAAAAGTGTGCTAAACGCAGCGGAGTGTTGATTTGGAATTTTTCCATTACTCCTGGAATTTGTCCAATTACTTTGTCAGGAACATGTCCTTTTAATTTTTCTAGATTCATAATTTAATTTTTAGTACGTCACAATACGTCCATAAATATCTTGATCTGGGAATCTAACTTCAAAAACACAAGGATCAAGTGATGGATACACCACTCCTGCTTTAGTAGCACCTTTTAAATCATATGCATAATCTGAATAGTTACCGCCTGCTAAATTAACTAAATCAACATTAATAACTGATTGTACTCCTTTAACAGAAGCGATTAAGTTATAAATTTCTGAGTATATAATAGGTTGGTTAATTTGCCATTTAGATATGCTAAAGTAATCTTTTAATACATTAATACAATTAGCTAATACTTCTTGAGCATTATAAGCAGGTAATACAGAAATATCAAAGTTAACTTTAATATTAACAAAATACGCATCTTTAATTAAAACAGCATCACTTGCCATTTTATTATATGCTAAGTATGTTTTTAAGTTTTGTTTTACAACATCAGCAGTTCTAGCCATGTTACCATTTATATCAGCAGACAAAATATATACTGAAATAGCTAATGGGTTATTAGTTACAAAGTTTTGTTTGTCTGTGTCTAATGCTACTAAATAATCTTGAGTCACATAAGCTTTACTTATATAACCAAATTTAGAAGGAAGTGATAATGTTCTAACTAAGTAGTCTTCTTTAGTGACATTTCTATTTTGAGTTGGGAAATTAGCTAATGCTTGTAAACGAATTTGTTCTGTTGACTCACCAGGTCCACCACCTGAAGCAGCTACACTATTATTAAATCTAACTGAGTCAGTAACTGTAGTTACCATAGAAGGATCTAAATTATAGCTGTTTATAAATGTATCAACAGTAACATTTAAATTAATATCATCAATAGGTAAATTAGCTTCAGAACCACCACCTGTTAAATAATTAACTGTGAGAGTAGTGTTTGAAGGAGCAATACCATATTCATTTGTATATAAGAAGTTTGATGGGTCATAAGCTAAATTTAACTTAGATATACCATCAACTATTCCCATTCCTACATTATTAGGATTTGGGAGTATAACTTCATCTGGAGTTGAAGTAACACCAGAACCAAATGATAGTTCTAGATTATTATCATCATCAAAGCGAGAGATAAAACGTCTTGGAACTTTTTTTAAACGTAAAACAAAGGGAGCATCATTGTTTTGACTAGCATAGTTAGGCTCATTTATTTTAACATTATATTTTTCATCATAAACTGTATCTTGAGCTAAATAAGGTACTTCATACCAAGTATTACCATCACTATCTACAACATTTAAAATACTAATTATATCAGTATCATTAACAATAGCTTTAGGAAACTGTTCAGGTGTTCCAAAAGTAAATTCTTTTATGTTTATAGTAGCAGAAATAGCTTCTACTTTTTTATTTAATAAGTAAAATGATGGTTTACCATTATTAGGACCACTAGTATAATATTGATATATTGTAGCTGAAGTGGGATCAAAAGAAGATGAATTAGCAAAATCAACTAAGTCTTGAGTCAAAAAGGTAATGTCAGGATTAGATACAGATTTAACAACCGCATTTGAATTCACTCTAACAGCGTATCTATAATCAGGTAAGAAATTATTACTAGCATTAGAAGGAACTAATTGATAAACATCTAAGTCAACACTAGCTACGTTTGTTATTTTAGGTCTATAACCTAAAGCGTAAGCTAAAGCGATTATGTTTTTTCTTTCTTGAGCGTATAATAATAAAGTTTCTTGTAATTGAGTATCTGTGTAAAATGATAAAATATCACCTACATAAGCAGACATTTCAATAAACATATTACCAGGAGCAGATGGACTAAAGTCCATGTAGCTATTTTGGAAATATGTCCTAGCATAATCAATTAATGACTGTTTAAGAGAACTAAAGTCTTTATTGTAATATTTTATATCTTGAGACATTATTGGGTAAGGTTTATACTTAATTGGTCTTGTTGGTTATTAACAGAATAATTAATAGCTATATTAATTAAATTTTGGTCTGAGTATTTTTTTAGATCTATTGAATTAATGATAATGTTAGGTACATAATTGTATATTTCATTTTCTAACCTAGCACTAACACTATCAAACGCTGAGTCTTGTTCAAAGATCATAGCTTTTAAATCACCACCAAATGATGGATCAAAAAAACGTTCGCCTTTATTAGTTAGTATGTAATTAATTAAGTTGGCTTTAACTTGTTCTTTAGTGGTAAAAGTTTGGGTAAAAACCTCGTTAGTATTAAATAACACGCTTATACCGATTCCTCGTTTTTGGCCGAGATCTTGCGGGTTAAAGTTGAATATAGGGCGATTATTTAGCATTATATACTACCTTTTTCTTTTAATTTACCCATTAAAGCACTAAAGTCAGGTACAGCATCTATCTGTACATGGGTAACATCACCTGCAGGGCGAGCAGATGCTAACATTTGATCAACACTTTCTACTACTATTGGTTCAGCACCTCCCATAGGTCCAAAATTAGGAGCCATAGATGAATTCATATTAGCTACAGATCTCCAATCACTACTTTGGTATGTTTCGTTGATTAGATCAGCTAATGGGTTACCTCCAGGTACAATCTGTTTAGAAGGTGTGTTTTTACTTGGAAGAATTGATTTAAGTGTTGTACTTGCTACGTTAGGTTTAGCGGGAGTTTTGGATTCTTTAACAGTTTCCTTTAACTCTATTGCTTCACTAAGCAAACCAATCTCCTCCTTAATTACATTTCGTAATTCTTCACGTATGATTTTACGTAAAACTTTGATAAATGAATCGGCTTTCATGTCTATAAATATTTCTATGTGTTAAGTATTTGTTTAAGTTCATTAAATAACGCATCAGGTTTAACGAATTTAGTAGGAGCTGTTTGAGCTATTTTCATTCCTGATACTTGCTCAGTAGCTACTGCTTGATAACTTTCATTGGCTAATCTCTCTATTGTTAAATAGTAATTGAGATATGTTTCAGTTATATTATTAGTACCAACATTACCCTGTAACGTACTTAATTTATCTGTTAGGTTATTATTAAGTTGTGGGTTATTAATTTGATTTTTATTACTATTAATTACTATAGCTAAACCATTTATAGCATCTAATATAGCTTGTAATTTAGTTTTAAATAAAGTTACAATCACGGCTAATGCGCTTACAATAGCTTGATAATCATCTACTTTTTTCTCAAGTTCTTTTATTTTATCTAGCTGAACTATAATTGTAGTTAAGTCAACACCTGCTGTAGGTTTAACACCACCAGGAGTAGGAGCTGCTAATTCAGCGGCTATTTTTACTAAACGAGCTTGTATAATTATTTTAGCGGCTTGAATACCTACTTTTAAAGCAGTTAAAGCAGTGTTAATAGTTGTAATTACTTTATCTAACGCTTTAATAGCTTCTTGTATTACAGTTAATGTATTTTGTAAACTAGTAACTTTATTATTAAAATTATCAGCGAATGCTTGATATGATGGGTCATCTTTAATAGGAGTAAAGATAATTTTTTTACCTTGTATTTCTACTTTACCTTTTTTCTTTAACTGATTTATTACAGCGGCAATTAATTTATTTTTTATTTTCTCAGCACTAAATAATCCTTTAATAATTTTCTTTAGTATAGGAAGAAATAAAACAGATAACGCTGTTGAAGCAGCGCTTCCTACTGATTGTTTTTTTAGGTAATCAATTTTTTCAGTTGCTTGTTTTTTTAAATCATCAACTTGACCTTGAACTTTTTTAGCAGCATCTTGAGCATTCTTAGCGGTATTTGCTATTCCGCTTATAGGATTAGAATTAGCTAACCCTTTAAGTTTATCTGCTTGACTTGCAAAATTAGATATATTATTCATTACTGAGTGTAGGTTAAGTCTGATTTAATATTGTCAAGTTGGTCTTGTATATTTTGTAAAGCTCCACTTAGCATTTCTGCACCTGTACTAGCTATAGGGGGTATACGAGAAGCAGATGTTACAAAAGTACTATAATCATTTATAGCTATTATTAGATTATTTATTATTTCAATCATTTCTTTTGAACGAACTACAGGAGTTAATTCTCTACCTTTACCTACAAGTTTAAATTCAATTCTAGGAGCGTTAACTAAAAATTTATTATTCTCGCTATCTTCACCTTCAGGACCAATATCAAAATGAATACTTTCACCAACGCTTAAGCTGATATACTTAGCACTATTAAGAAATATATTTTCTGAGCGAGCATTAAATAATAACTGCCCAGAAGATAATTCTATTTTTTCACCGGTGTATTTTGAAGGATCTATCATCGATTAACTATTATTTTATATTTTTTACCTTCTTGAACTACATTATAAGTACCTGCAAATAATGGTTTTAATTCAGCTATAACACCATTTACTTTAGCAGCGTAATCAGCTCCAGTAGCATATGAAGGTGCTATCACATCTACTTGTTTTTCAGGAGTACCTTGTTCATCATATCCTTTATAGTAAGTTGGATTTTTTAATATTTTATTATGATCTTTAAATCCTTCAGCTACTGTTTTATAATGTCTAAAAGCACGTTTATACCACCATAGTCCATTACCTGCTGATTCACGTAAATTTTCTTCACCAATACTAGTATTTACACGAGTATTAGCATTACCTTCTCTAGTTTTGTATATTCCATAATCACCTTTCCATCCTCCTCGTGTTATACCAAAGAAATTTCCTGTATTGATAACAGAGTTACCATATCCGCTTTCTAAAATAGCCTGAGCCATTGTTACTTCAGGAAAAACATAATCATTATCAGAAGAATCTAAAGTCTCAGTTTTATATAAATCAAAAAACTTTTTTATTTTTTGTTTAGCATTACCTGATAGTTTAAGTGATTTTGTTGTTATGCTATAAGATTTACCATTTTTTATTTCAACTCCATTGAAACTAACACCTGCTGTTACAATACCAATAATAGGAGCAACATCAAATAATTGATTAAATTCTTGTTGGTCTTCTCTTTCAGGTAAAAACTCAATTTCCATTTCTTCTTCTTCTAGTTCTGTACTAATTATAGGTGTAGGTGTAGGAGTTGGTATAGGTGTTTCTTGGTTAGGTAAAGGGGTAGGAGAAGGTTGTGGTGTTAAAGAAGGATTAGGTTGAGTTATTAAGTTAGGATCTTTGTCTTGATTTAATTTTTCATCAAATGTTTGATAGTTTGTACTACCTAAAACAATAGGTTCTTGTTTAGGATTCTCATCTTTAGTTTTAATAGCTATATATGAACTATTATTTCCATTTACATTAATTGTACCTTGATAGTTTTGTTTTTGTAATTCTTGTTTTTCACTATCATTCATACCAGATACAAGGTATGTATTTCCATCATTATCTAAAATAACAGCATTTGATGAACGTCCTTCTACAGCTACATTACCCTCAGATACTTGTCTAAAATATTGAGCGTCTAAATACTTATCACTCATTATATACCAATTTGATTTTTCTTTATATCAGTAATAGATAATCCATTAACATCTGTTCCTGTATTTTCAACAGGTGTTGTTTCAAATGCGCGGTTATCGTTTATATTATCCCAAAAACCAATAGGGTCATCATATTTAAGAGTATTATCAAATTGTCCTTTTTTGGTTGTAATACCAACAGCAGATGCTTTAACTAAAGGAACAATCTCACCTACAATAGGTAATCTAGTATTATAAGGTCGTAAAGGCTTAGCTTGACCTGTTTTTACACTTTTATTATTAATAGCTGATGGAGCGATATTGTTCTGTATTAATTCAAAATCTATACTTCGATCAGAGTACACATTAACTACTCTTCCATATACAGGGCCAGTAGAAGTAGAAGTAAAAGATGGCGATATAGGCGCATTATAACCTACATTATTAACACTAGCGTTACCTGTTACTATAGTATTCTCACGACCCATTATGCTTCAGCTTTTACAGGAGTGGTAATTTCATGGATAGAAGCAAATAATATTTCTTTATCTCTATCACTCAATAAACTTTCTTCTGATCCAGATGATGAAGATGAAGCACGTTGAACAATACCTGCCATTTTAATTAGATGTTCATCATTTTTGATAGATAATTCCATATACTCTTTTAATAAAGGAACAATCATCATAGCGTCACCTGGCTCTTGGATCATTGGCTTCAATTGATCAATGAGTGCGCCTATTTGTTTTTCTTTATTTTTAGAGTTAGCGTATATCTCTTTAAATAGGTCTGAAACGGTTTTACCCTTAAATATTTCTTGGTTAAAATCCATATTATTTTATATATAAATATGGATGTACAGAAGAGGTAAAGTTGTTATTTTGATCTAATATACCCATGCTCATAATATTCATTAAATAATCTAACACGTAAAATGTCAAGACGTTTAATAATTTTAGTTATCTGCGGGGTAGTCGCGTCTGTTATTTCTTTAATGTATATATAAAGCGCTTTCTTATTGAAGATATCTATATTTTCACGTCTACGGAATAATTCTAAAATAGCATCAGCTATACGCGCGTCATTAGCTTTAGGAAATAAATCAAATATTTTATTATCAACATATTTAATATATTGATTCATAAATGAATTACTTGCCTCCTCCTGGTATAATTCAGGGCTATTATTTACTAGATCGATATAGATTGATTTATCTTCATCTATTGCTTCAACAGGTGCTTTATCTTTTAGCTTCTTATAATTAGCATTATTATATAGAATAAGATAACGCTTAGCAATAGTACCAAAATAAGAATATGCTTTACCTTTATCCTGGTTATATAGATGTAATTTTTCTAGCAAGAAAGCAACAACTTCATGTTGTAACTCAGGAATAGTATCTACTTCAGTATAATAAAATTTAAACGTATGAATAATATTTTCAGTTAGCTTATAAAAAGCATAATCAATACGTTCATTATATATTTTATTTCGTTCAGTAGGATCAGTACAAGCCAAATACTCAACGATAGCATTTTCAGTATCTTGAGTAAAATAATTAATGGATTGTTTTGGTTTGCGCTTACGGACAGTCCCCTTCTTAGTTAATAACACTTCTTCTTCACTCATCCTTATTTCGCTTTGAATTGATTAAGAGATTCTTGAATAATTTTTAAGTTATTAAAGAACGCTCCTATTTGATCATCTGTCTTAAAAGCTTGAGTCAACTCAGTTTGTGATAATATTCGTTCTGAGTCTTCAATGATTGATGAAAGACTTTCTAATTGGTATTTTTGTACAGCAGCAATTTCTTCAAGTTTTCTATTCTTTTGAAGTAAGTTCCAAATTATATATCCTATAATAGTACTTACCCATAGTATAATAGCTATAATTCCAAATATCATATTATATATTTTTCATTAATTCCGCTAATGCTGGATTGCTCATTTTTTTAAGTGCTTTCTGTTTATTAACGGAGTTAGTTAGTTTAAAATTATTTGTTTGTTTTTTAGGTTCTTCTTTCTTCTCACCAAGTAACTTAGGTAACCACTCTGTTTCAAATTCAATTCTAGCAGCCATTAAATCAGCTTGATGAAGAACAAATACAAGTGAAGTACGTGGTTTAGTTTCAGGACTAAAAGACATTAGATATGGCTTATTAGAATCATCATATAACCCATCATGTAATTTAATAGCTAGCATTTCATTTTTAGTAGGTGTGATACCTAAAGTATAAAGTAAATGTAAGCCACGATCAGGGACAGTCATGTATTCAAGACGGTCATTAAAAGTATATACTTCATTTAATTTATCTCGTCTCCATTGATCTGTTTGTTCAATGTATGACGCTTGCTCTTCAGTACCAAATTTACCTAAGTCGTGATTTAACGCGGAAAAAACGAGTTCCTCTGTAGTGTATGTATCTACCATACCCATTTCTCTCCACACGTTATCTAGTTTTAAAGCGGCGTTAACCACGCGTAAAACATGGTCTACATACCCACCTGGAAAGCAATTATGATATTGTACTTTATGTGAGGCAGGCATAAGAGCAAAACGTTCTTCATGTTGAGTATAGAATTCAATTAATTTATCAGCACGATCAGGAGAAATATATTCCTCAATCACAGCGAGGAATTTATCCCAATTGTCTTTAATTTGTTCTGGAGTAAGCATAAGTGATTAGTCTTGTTTGTCAGAGTTAATTAAAGATTTAACTTCTTCAATTTTTTCTTTTATTGCTACAATCATGTCTTTAGCTTCCATAAGTGTAGTTGCTGGGTTGGTAAGCGCGGAGTTAAATCCGTTTAGCATATTTTCTAATTGTTCTAGTTTGTTAATGCTTAAATCTTTGTATCTCATTATATATGTTGTTTAATTAATTGTATTGCTTGTGGAATAGTATCGAATGTATGAAGAATAGGTGACAGCTCCAACTCTGTTGCTGGGAGGATAGTTATTACGTTTTGGTCATTCTCTAAAAAGATAATTGGGTAGTGCTCCGTCTTGAACTTCTTTTCTATATCGCTAGCGAACGAGTCAAACATTTCTACGTCTATCTCTTTATACTCTAACCCTTCTTTATTCAATTCACTTTTAAGCCACTTACATACGTCACAATAGCTTAATGTTAAAATTCTTATTTTCCTCATAACTTAGTAGAAGTTAGTGATCCTTTTGTATACTTCCAAGCCTTTCACGTGAAGCTTTCCGATTACTTTCAAATACATATACATATATACTACTCTTTAGCATCAGTTTCCATAGTTTTTATGTATAGTGGCGAACGATACTTGCCACCTAAGTCATCTATTGCGTTTTGTACCGTAATAGAATCAACATTAAACATTTCCCTATTATCAGCTACACGATAAGAATCAAAATAGTCATGTAATTCAGACTCTAATAAATCAGCTCTCATACATTTATAGTCAAAAACAGGTATCCATGGTGTAGGAACACCTGTTGCTCTGTTAATTTCATGTACTCGTTGTGTAACACTAGTGGTAGTCATACCGATTTTAACCATACCTGGCATGGAACCATTAACTAAAACATAAACATATTCTGGTTTACGTACCGCACCACTAGCATCATATACTGCTTCTGCAAGGTAAATAATATCTTCCCACATTACTTTACCGTTAGAATCATGACCTGGATAATTAGGATCATCAGATGGAATGAGAGTATAATGAGTAGCACGACGAACAGCGCGCCCAGATAACTTGATATAGTAATGAGCGTCATTGGGTGGAACAAACTTGAAATCTTGCTTAGCCATAGTATATAGGTATATATTGTTTATATATGAAAAATCGGATAAAAAAAGGATTTACCCAATTCGACACTAAGGCCAAAAAGGGTAAATCCAAAATCAATATTAAAAAAACTAAAATTCATCAACTACATCATCGGATATAAAACTAGCATTGGTAGCCTTAATGATTAATGTACCGAGTACATAACCAATAGCATGACCAATTCCGAAACATGTAATAGCAACTGTTAGATAAGTGAGTAAAAGCATAACCATTTATTTAAGTGTTAATTAATCGTCTTCAAAGTCATCAAAAGCATTTTTATCATACATGCCTGAATCTATATCCATGATAAGTGAATCTATGTCTTTTAACGCGTCTTCTAATTTACTTCCGACAGCGTTATAAGCATCCACGTATAGTTGTTCGTTATTTGTGACTCTAATTTCATTATCAAAGTCGTCAAATATTTCTTGTAATTCGGTTCTTACCTCATGTAGGTATTGTACTAACTCGTTCATTCTAATTATTTTTACTAAATATATAAATGGGGTCTAGGATAAACAAACTTTTGTAAAAACAGGTGTTATATATTGTTAGTATGTAGTAT